AGTTTGGTTACCCGCAATGTAGAGGTTTGTTTGGGAGCCTCCTACTACTAGGTAAATTTTGCCTAGTGACTTTGTAGCGTTATATCTCACAGCGTGTTATAGAGATCAACTATCGGCTTGAGAGAGAGCTTCACGTTGTGCCTCTCATCCTCACGCCACGCCGTAACTGGTCTCGAAGCAAAAAGCTCTCTCAACCCACGCTGAAGCTTATTCGCGTGTGTGAACCAATAATTAGAAGCCCCCGTGCTGCGCTCAGGATCGTCTGTCGCGCGATTCGATGAGCCTGGAGGTGGAAGTACCCCGACAAACTGCGCTCCGACCTTGGCGATGTCCTGAGGCCACAGATCCAGCTCGAGCTGTTCGCGATTGCGAGCGAGGAATACGGCCTTGTCTGCATCTTGTAGTGGAATGCCCAGACCTACGACCCATTCGCTTTTCGCGCCTCGTACGTGCTCGCGCCCCATGAGGAGCATCTGCCCGCAGTCAGCCATTGCGAGTACAGCCTCACGAGCGGAGGCTTTAGCGTCGATTGCATGGCGCAGTGCCAGCGCGTACATCTCTTTTGCCTGAGATTCAATGGCCTCAAGCGTTAGTGTGCTTTGTGTTTCGATTTCCATTTGTGATTTTGTATGTTTGTTTTGCCTCTTCGCTCTTCAGTGCCGACGAGGGTGGCAGCCCCGTCTCGGTAAGAAAATCACACGCGATTTTGCTTATCGCCTGTTTCGTACAGCCTAGGTATCGCGCGGCCTCGAGCATGCTCATACCGGCAGTAAGCGGATGCCCGAGTGCGTAGGCGATTCCCCACAGAGTCTTGCTCTTTCCGTAACCATGTTCCGAGAGGAACGTAATAAAGGTGTTCAACGTCCCCATCATTCTCTCGCTGGCCTCTCGGTATGCGGACATTGACGGCTCAGTCGGGAATATCCGATTGCCTAGAGTTACACCACCATCGCAGAGCGCGGCAAAATCCACTTCGTAACTGGCCTCGTCGTATTCTGCTGGGTCTCGCGATTCGTTCATTTCTATGTTTTTTTCGGAATGTATGTGTGCAGATATTTTTTTGCGAAGGTTTTTTTTACCTAGCCTCTTCAAACCTCGCAATGTGGCCGTGCATAACGACTGGCACAGCTTTGTCACGTTCACCGTTTCGGTTCTTGTCGATCCGGAGAATTTTGCCGTCTTTGCCGTTTGCGAGAATCCAGACGTGATCGGAATGGTGGCTGATTGCGCGGGATTCGCGCACCCGGCCTTCGTCGTTTAGCTGGCTGGCAGTGCCGACGCAGATGTTAAGTTGAAGAGCGAGCGCCTTGAGCCTTCGTGTGATCTCGCTCACGTGTTGTTCACGGGTCTCGTTTTTCCCGAGAGCACGCAGGTGAACGAGTTGAATGTAATCGACAATCAAGACGTCGAGTTGGCCCTTGCCGTGCGCTTCGCGTGCCGCCGACTCGATTGATTCCCAGTCCGTAAAATCGGATTCGATACGGAGGTTCATTTTGCTGAAATGAGCAATCCCTTCTCGCATTCGACTCATGTCCTCGGAGATCAATCCTTGCGCTCTTGTCTTGATCCGGTGGCCGGTGAAGCTTGAGAGCATGCGTCCGAATACTTGTTTTGCTGGCATCTCCAGGCTAAATATGAGCACGTGCTTGAGCTTTTCCGCCGCATCAAGTGCGACCTGCTGCAAAATGATCGATTTGCCTCCAGACGTCTCTGCCGCTATGACGAAAAGCTCGCCGCGTTTTGGGCCTCCGCCGGTTATACCGTCAAGCGAAGGCAGCCGTGTTGAGAACGCCTCGAGAGGCTCCGTGCTTTCAATTTCGGCGATGAACTCTTGCATGGTCTCCTTCAGGGTTTTCCTCGGCCGGTCCACCATTGCCGAAATTTCGGCTAATTCCACCGAGAGCGCGGCAATGTCCCCTTCCATAGTTCTAAACTCGATAGCGGCCTTTGTAGCGCAATCCTGAGCCCTTCTGTATCGCGCTGCCGTCATTAGTTGTTCGCGATACCAGAGAGCTGTGTTTGGGTCGCCTACTGGATAGGCCGTGAGAATGTCCATTATACCCTCAGCCCCTCCGGCGCTTGCGAGTGTCCCGCAGGTCTCCATGTGGGAAATGATGCTGAGAGCGTTCGAGGGCGCACCTGATTCGTGGCAGGCTTTGGCTGATGCAAGGATGAGTTTATTGGCTGGGTTGAAAAAAAGTTCGTCTGGCCATGTCGCGAGGTCGAGCGTCGAGAGATGTTGAACGATGCAAGAGAGAGCGACACGCTCAGCCGTTTCGTTTCTAGGGATGGCTGGAGGCATTTGAATGACCTCAGCTTTTTGTGAAGTGTATGTTGGCATAATGTGTTATAAGCAGCGTTCTGGTTCGGGGTGCTTTGCACCCCTTATATTCTTATCTTCTCTGGTAACGCTTTTGTTACGCTCGCAGCGTAACTTTTGCGTAACATAATCGTTACTGCGTTTTTTTGCCATTCTCGCTCCCGCAAGTGCCCTCTCTTTAGCGGTTTGACTGTTGTGCCTATCAAAATTAACAAACTCGATTTTGTCGCCTTTTACGATTATCCAGCTTGTCTTTATGAGCGCCTCATCGAACGACTCGCAACGCGATATTTCACGGATGACACGCAATGCCGTAACATCTGTTACGCCGTCACCGTAACAGTTGCGTGACGCCCACGCCCACACTTTTATGAGCTTTCCGACGACAGTATCGATGTCTAATCCAGTGTGCTCGGCAATAGCTGCCACCTCCACTTTTTCGTGAAGGTGGTGCTCAACTTTAATCCACTCGCTCATTTCAAAACAATTCCCTTTGAGTTAATGATTTTAAATTAAACCTTTTATTGGCGTATGATAAATTTATTTTAGCTTGCTTAAAGTAGCTGTCTTTTAATTCAATACCTATGGCCTTTCTGCCCATAGAAATGGGACTGTAAACCTCGCTTCCAACTCCCATAAATGGAGTTAAAACAACCTCTCTAGGGTTTGAATACAATTCAACTAACCTGTCAATTACATCTAGCTGTAACGGATGAACATGCTTTTCATCATCCTCTTCTTTTGAGTCTCTGAATGGTAATACGTTGTCTATTCTTATATCGTCCCATACGCTTGAAGCGTATCTTTGCCAGATATAGTGATTTAATTTTGTAATTTCGTTTGGCTTGTTGTTTTTATTTAAATAATCCCACAATTCTTCTGCATTGAATTCTGTTTGATTTGCATTATTCCACGCCCTTAATATGTTTGGCAAAATAGGAATCTCTCCCGCATAGTGATTGATTCCATAAGGATGAGTTACCGGCACCTTATTTTCCCCTTTTTTTGTAAAAATAAGAACATAATCTGGCATTGCCGTGAAGCATCGGGTGCTATCCTCAACGATGAATTTGTGCATTAAAGATTGAACCATTGTTCGCATGCGCACTTTAAGTGGCTCCTTCCATATCGTTATTCGATTGCGGTATTCAAAGCCGTGTTCCGCATGAATCTTAATTATTTCGTGCGGAAAATCCCACAAACGGCATGTATTGTCGAAAACATCAGTGCAATGCACGGCATTAATTCTTCCTGGTTTTGTTACCCTCGACATTTCGGATATCAGAAAATTGTATTGCTCTAAAAATTGCTCCTTGTTCTCACAATTTGAAAAGTCTCTCTCTGAGCTTGAATAGTTGTAAAGGCCCGCAAATGGAGGACTGTAAATAGAAAGATCAACGCTCTCTGAGTCGAGTTGAGGCAATACATCCATGCAGTCGCCATTATAGATTGCATAGGTTTCGGTAATTTCTTGGTCTTTTATCATATGAATTTTGGTTTGATTATTTGTTTGTTGAACTCTCTTGAAGTTATTGTGAATTGTCTGTTCACATTTTCTGTTAGGTTTTTATATAGCTGAGTTGCTTTGTCTGTTTTTTGTTGTAGAGCCTCCATGACTCTGGTTTGTCCGTCTGAAATTACGATGTCAATTACGACATCTTTTTTTTGCCCAAATCGCCAGAATCGACGAATGGCTTGATAATATTGCTCATAACTCCATGTAGGAAAAAAAACGGAATGGTTGCAATGCTGCCAATTCAATCCGAAGCTTGTCATCTTGGCTTTTGTTATGATGCGTTTGATTTCGCCGCGCGAAAATGACATCAGTATTTCCTCTTTTTTTTCAATCGATTGGCTCCCGATAATTTCCACGGCCTCGGAGTCGGATTGCTTTAGGATTTCGCTCTCATTATTAGTATTGCACCAATAAACGGAAGTCTTTCCTGCCGCCAATTCCACGGCCTTTGCGCATCTTTTTTCCTCGGTTTGTTTTTGCTCGTGTCGCACCTCTGTCATTGATTTTGCTATCGGCGTAAAGATTTGAATTTGTCCCGAAGCATCGATCAAAGATTGATTTTGAATTACATGCTTATTCACAATAAGCTGTGGCAGCGCATATCTATCATTTGAAAAACCGATGTCACTCGGCATTTTCACCATAATACTCCACTGATTAACCCAGGCAAAAAAATCTCTTTCAGCATGAGGCTTGAGATAAAACTTTTCTCCGATGTTTCTATTGTTGGAATCAATTGAGTTTTGATTGTTCTTAAAAAACTTTGTCAACATGTCCATATACCCCATATATCCCAAAGCCTCTGAACTTGTTCCGAGTTCAATGAAATCGTTCGGGCTCGGTGTAGCTGTAGACAAAAAACGATACGGGACTTTTTTAATGAAGGCCGTAACTTGACTTTTTATTTTTCCGTCAAAGTTTTTTAAAATGCTGCTCTCGTCAAGAATAACTCCAACAAAATCATTGGGATCGAAATAATGAAGCCTTTCATAGTTGCAAATCACAATTTTTTTCGTGCATTTGCCGTCTTTTGAGTATTCAATATCATCAATCCCTAACTTTTCAGCCTCGACTATGAATTGAAAGGCGACAGCTAAAGGAGTTAAAATTAAAACACTTTTATTAGTGTGATTAATTATGTTTTTTGCGATGGATAATTGAATTAGGGTTTTTCCTAGTCCAGTATCCGCGAAAATTGCCATTCGCCCTTTTTTTACAGCTCTTTCGATTATGAATTTTTGAAAATCAAATGCAATACTTGGAGTATAATTTGCATCGAATCCAAACTCACCAATGGAATGACGCTTGCTCTCTAAAAATTTGAGATATTCGCTCATTTCATTGCCTCCAGTCTGATGCGGTCATGCGGAATTCCAACCCCCGAAGCACGCCCGAGGGCCTCGCATAGGTGGCGATAAAATTCAGAATTTAGGAACTTAATCGCGCTCCTCTGATTGTTCTCGCGTCCGTTTACGTTGTCGATGCTCACATATTCGCGGTCGTTTTGCGCGTCTATAACAGCCTGGCGGATCATCGCGCAAAGCACGTTTCGAGTAAACATGAGTTCCCTGTCTAGTTGTTCTTCTTCGTTCATTTTTTTGGTTTTTTTATGTGATGCTTTTGTATGTATTTATTGATTTTTTCGAGGTCAGCCTCGGCTTTGTCACGCTCTTCGAGCGCGTAGGTGTGTTGATATGACGGCATCTTCTCGCCTCGCTCTAGGCGCGGCCCAATAGGGCAACCGTTAGCGCATATTGCAAAGCGTAGCGAAATTTCAATCTGCATTTTTGTTTTGCTCTTTTTTTAGCTCTTCAACAAAATCCCATGCTTCACGCGCTGCGACATCGTGGTAGATTGCGCGGAGTTTGGCGACCCCCATAAGGGTCGTGTCCTCCTCGTTGCAAAATTCGCCGACGATGCTGGCGATCCTGCCAAGCATGATTGAATGATCCTCGCTCATTTCGCGCCCTCCCATTTTCCTATTGCCCGCAAAAACGCCTCTGCGCGTTGACGAGCGGTGGCGTGCGTAAACTGAAAAAGAGATTCGCCGTCGCATCCAAGAATCCGCGCCAAGTAATTCATGTAGGCGTTAGTTGCATGAATGATCTGCTTGGCCGTTCCGTGTGTCAGCACCTTTTCCGCTTCGTGCATTGCATTTAAGTCTGATGTTGGCTTAAATTCAGCAAATAATTCGTTCCCTTCGCCCACAGAAGACCACATCCCGAGCCAGTATGGGATTCCATCATGCCAATCGACAGTTTTTCCAAGTTCTTCCGCGATTGCTATGTTGATTTGTTCGTTTGTCATTTTGCTCCCTGTTTGATCCTGTGGATGTTGATATGGTTTTTCTGATTCTGAAATTATGCTCATAAAAAATATTGCGCGTATCGCGTCGCGCCCCGGGTACTGCGGTTAAAACGGGATTTCGTCTTCGTCTTCGTCTTTTTGTTTGGATGCTGGCTTTGTCGGCTTGGAGGTTATCGGATTTTCTGAATCCTTTGGGTCATGCCATTTCTTAATTTTCATATACCCCTCATCATCAAGATAGAGGGTTACATTTGCTTCCTTGCCCACGACATCTTCAGGCTCAACTGTAAGAGGTTCTCCAAAGACAACCGCAATTCCCATGCTTTGCAGTTTTTCTGTTGTGTAATCGGCAGATTTTTCCGTAAACATCAAGTTATCAAAGATAACTGGCCCGTCTTCACCGTCTTCCAGTTTTACTCGGCACTTCATTTTGATGTATTCATTGCCTGATTTTGGTGAGGTTTTGTTTTCAGCGAAAACGATATCGATTTTGTATTTGCCGTTTGGAACGGTGTATGGAGTTGTTTTTTGTGGTGTGTAACTTGGCATATTTATTTTGTGTTGATGTTGGTTTTGTGTGTTTTGGGGGTGATTACTTGGCTTTTACTTGGCCTTTACTTGTCGGAGTGTGGTAATCGGAGCGCCTGCTTTTATTGCCGATTCGTCAACCTCGACGCCACCGGCTGCGCAAAACTCTCGGAATTTTGGTCCGGTCATCTTGCCTCCGAGAGCGAGGATGAGGGTTTCTTTCGAGACTCCTTCGGACGCCTTGGCGATAGCGTCGGCTTCGACGTATTCACGGCCTGCGCTTGTAGAGACCTTCCAGCCTGGGATTTCCTCGCCTGCGCTGAGTCGTTCCTTCAGCGCGTCCACGAGCGGTTCAGCAATCTCCTTTTCGAAGAATTTGAATCGCTTTGCGAAGTCCGCTAACTTCAGCGGGTCGGCAAGTATGCGGTCTTTGATGATGGTGAGCGTGTCCTTATTTGTCGCGTGAACGTCTGCGAGTGCCGCCTTGCTTTGCAATACAAGCGCGGAGCACTTGTCTTTATTCGCGCACCAGTTGCAATACTCGCAAGGCGTCGGGCGCGCAAATTGAGACGTCGCAGATTCGATCCACCTCCGCGTAGTGGCCTCTGCCTCTTCGCGAGTGAAATCGTATGAACGAACGAGCTGCTGATCGACGTAAATCACGTGTCCTGTCCAAGACTCAGCAAAGTTGTCCTCCATGCAAGCAAGAGCATATGCCGCGAGTTGCTCGCGATAGTTGCGCACTTGGCCGGTCTTGATGTCCGCAACCCAGCGAGCACGCTTGCAGATCGCATCCGCCGTCCCGAGCTTGGAAAGCCCTGGGACTGCCATTGCAAGATACTCCTCGCGTGTTTCCACGCGCTCGCCGCCACTTAGTTTGCGCAAGGTCTTGATCCCCCACCTTGCCGGTATTTGATCTTCCTCGCTGAGTTGTTCGGTCGGCTCGAGGTCTCCATTCATCGCCATGCGAATCGCGTAGTCGATTGCCGTTCCGCGATCGGCAGCCGCCGACCCACCGGATGCGCCGACGAATACGGCACATTCCGCGAGCTTTGGTGCCATGGAGGGGGTGAGTTCCTTGCTCATTTAGCCCCCTTTTCAATTATTTTGCGAATTTCTTTAGAATGCGTTTCAATTATACCTGCCCAGTATCCGATTCCAGAACACTCAGGTTCTTTATCGCCAAGCGCTTTAGCGATTCTTTCCCATTCATCATGACGAGCATTTAAGTAGTCACGCGGTATGACGCCAATCCTCTTACGAGCTGCAAGCATTGATTCAGCAAATTCATATGCATCTCTAGAAGCATATTCTGTATGATCTGTTTTTGAAATGTAGCTTCCAGAATAGACAATTCCGGAAAGCCCATCGCTATCGTCATCAACTGCTTCCTGTCTCTGCGCAAGAAGTCCTTGCAATGCCATTCCTGCAAACCAATCTTCTAAAGTCAGCTCTGTTTCATGCCAGCCATCTATTGTAGATTTTAACTTCATACCGCCTCCTTCAACTCGGTAGCCTTGGCAATCAACGCCTCGGGGCGAGCCACGATGTTTGCGCGGAGTTTCTCCGAGACATCGCGCCAAGTTTGTCCTGGCTGGATGGATTTGTTGGAGATCAGGAAGGCGTTGACCGCTTCCTCGTTGGCTTCAAGCATCTCGAAGGCGCGCACATGCTCCGCACCGACCACGACAACAGCCGGTTCGGCTTTCGCTCTTGGGGTTGCGCTTGTAGCGAATAAATGCGCCACCGAATCCCACTCCATCGGCAGCTCTTCAGCCAGTCCGCTTCGTGTCTTGGCGTCGTAGGCCGCGCTGTGCGTGGTCAAGATGATGCGCTGCTTGCCGCCGGTGCCTTTGGCCTTGCCGTTCTCTGACTCAACGACTTTCGTCTTGAACCGGAAGAACCAAAGCTCGTCCGCCCATTCCTTAACGAGCGGTGAGCTCTGCTTGCTCATCTTCAGTTCGTATCGATCATAGGCTGTCATTAGATCTGGCGGCTCCACGCGCTGAACCTTGCTGTGAGCAAGAAGGACGACATGTTTGCCAATCGCGATTAGCGAATCCAGCGCCGTCAGTAGTCGGCTCATGCGCTCTGCAACTTGCACCCAGCCTTTACCATATCCAAAATCCTCAATGCTTGTCTTCTTTGTGCTCGCCAGCAGGTCTTCCACGCATAGGCGTTCCGCCCAGTCTGCCGAGTCAATGATTACCGTCTGGTAGTCGCTTGCTGCGACCTCATTCAGCGCGGCGTTGAGTTCTGTCCAGCTATTAATCTCACAGCGGTCGGTGTCCAAGTGCGCTGTGCCGCCCTCGATGTCGAGAAACAGCGGATTCGGGAATTGCGAGGCGAATGTTGTTTTGCCGACCGATTCCACTCCGTAAATTACCACGCGCTGTGATCGTGTTTGCTTTCCTTTTGTGATTTTCATTTTTTATTTTCCTATTTTTTGTTGGCAGCGTAAACGGCCACTGCCAGCGCCGCCCATGTGTGGGATTTGATGCCGTATGTTGGCCCCGGCTTGGCCTTTGTTCCCTGAGGCCCGATGAGGTCGATCAAGGCTTGGCGAATGTTCGCGTCCTTGGCTCGCATCGTCCCGCAGAGAAAAAGTTTGATGTCTTTGCGATAGCATAGGGCAGGTTCGACCCTAGCAACCTCCGTAAAGCGTCCGATCCAGACGCAGGTCTCGAACGTAGAAGCCCCGACCGCCATCCCGTAGGAGGCGATCATTTCGATGGCAACGGCGTCGTATTCGCGACCGATTAGCACCTGCCGCATTTCTGAGTTTAAAACCCAGCCGTGATCGATAACTTTGTCACGGTATTGAACAAACGCGCTGTGCGTCGTTCCTGGGTCAATGGCGAGGATGGTTTTCATTTGTCCTTTTTCTCGATCCTTCCAGCCTCGCGTCCGATGTAGTAGCATGCGACGCATGAGCCGAGAGTGAGAAAGGCGAGCGACAGCGCAAATGTCACGCTCATTCGATGCCCTCCTGCGAAGGGTAGTTAAATTCTGCCCAGTGAGTGACGGTTGCACGAGGCGGAGTGCCGCAGCAAAATTTCCAGTTGGTTCCGTCAAAATATCCAGTTTCCAGAAGGTCGTCACCGAAATGGAGGATGACGGTCTTGTTGGCTCTTGGCGGCTTGCTAGCCTCGTTCCAAGTCAATGCACTCATGTGTCCCCCCAAGTCGTGAACCAGTATGTCAATGCTGCGAAAATCGCCACTGGACCGAATGCCTTGAATGCCTCCCATGCAAATTGCAGGTTTTGAATTATTGTTTCGTGTTCCATGATTTTATTTATGTACTGAAACGTATAGCGCGACAATGCCGTGCAGGTGTTTGAATTTCGCTTTTGCATCCTCAACTGAGGAGGCTTCCATTAGGTCCTCAATAGGACCAAATAGTGGGTCGTATCCTTCGCAATAATATGTTTTGAGTTTCATTTTTTTAAACGCAACCGTTGCGTTGAGGGGAATTTTTCATTCTGAGAAAAAATGTAAATACTTTTTTGAAAAAAATTCTCAAAAAAAGTATTTACAAACCCGCAGATTCAATGCTGGAGCGGGTAAAACGGGTTTTTATTTAACAACCGGACGGTAAAATGATACTTTTCTGACCTGAGTGCCAAACACAACTTTTGCAATTTTTTTTTCAAATAGGCCTTCTTTGACTTGAGAGTCTAAAATATGGCAAATTGTGTTTCGAGGCCTGCCAGACTGTTCTGCGATTTCGTAGATGTTGCGCCATCCCTCGCTCTCTAGCCTCTCAATGTCATCAACTCTTGTGTCTTCAAATACTCGTTGCCAGGCTTCAGTTATATTGGCAGGAGCCAAGGATTGTTGTTTTTTCGCTCGCATAAATTAATCGTAATATTTTTGTCGTTGTAGAATCCGTAAGCAAATCCCTGCGACCACGCCAGAGTAGCGCGGCGCGTACTCGCATACTCCATATCGAATCGAGCAAGCATTCCGGTGCAGTGTCCGGTTGCGCCGTCGAGCGTGCGAGCGCGTTCGCTCCCAACGCGGTGGAGGTGAGCGAGAACACAGTTGCCATATGTTTCAGCATGATCGCGGATCGCCTGCACATTGAACATGTACCCGTGCAAGAATTTTGTTCCCCCCAGTTCCGCGTAGCTACGGATGTGATACGGGTACAATCGAGCTTTGAGCTTTTTGGCGGCCTCTTCGATGGCTTGGATGGTTAGCGTAGCGGCGTGAGCTGCGAGCGCGTTTGGTGAGGCTGCGAGTTTGTAGAGCCGCGCTTCGTGGTTGCCAAATAGGATGTGCTGTGGGCGAAGTTCGTGCAGGAAATCAATGCCCGCGCTCAGGTCGTCGCTCACGCTGGCCGCGCGGTCGGCAGAGTTCGGGTCGTTCACGGCTCCTGCGCGAAATGCGGCGAGGTCCAGAAAGTCGCCGAGGTGAAATGTTGTGTCCGGCTTCCAGCGTTCTTTGAATGTGAGGACCGCCTTGCGAGCATCAGGATCAATCTGATCGCCGTGCGAGCATCCGACTGCCATCCATTTTTTCCATCCTTTCATATAAGCTCCTCCTCTTCTTCGTCCTCGTCATCCGGCGGGTTGATTATGTCGTTTGATTGGCCGAGCAATCCCTCGATTGCGTAGCGGTTGCCAAATTTGAGATCCGAGTTGAATGTTTCTCCCCCGTGTTCCCACGTGACGATTGCAAATCCTGCGTCAAAATGTTCTGAGAGTAACTTGCGGACCTCGACCATAACAGCCTCGCGATTCTTCTCCATTTTTTTCATCCGTGCCAGTTGCGGAGCGGCCCGCAGTCGATGTGGACGAATCCGGCGTAGGTGCCGATGCCGCCTGTGAAGATTTTTTCGCTGCGAACATCCTTCGCGATTTTCACGAGGTCGGGGATCGAGGCTTTTGCCGTAATATCCAGAGCCATAAAGCGTGTGTGGAGGCTGTTTCTCGCACCGCCGATTGCTCTATTGTATGCCTCGTTTCGGTAAGCCGATAAGATCTGGATCGGCACGCCAAGCCGCTCACGGATTGCGTCGGCAGCGTAGAGCGTCGGAATGATGTTAGGCCAGAGCGCCTGCGCTGGAATCGCGTTGCATTTCAAGAATGAATTGGAATTGCCGAGAAAAAAGACCTCCTTAGCCGAGAAGTATTTGATTCCTTGACGGTCGAGTAGCTTTTGGAACTCGGCAAATTCTGGACTCATTTGTCTCGTCTGGTCGGAGAGTCAAATACGTAAACGCCGTATTTGTTGATGAGTTCCGGCGGCGGGTTAAATGACAGCGTGACGTTGCCTGTCTTAGTTCGCCAAGAGACGGCACAGCCGGTCATGAATAACATGAAGAGACAGAAGATTGCTGCTGCGAATAGAGACAAGAAAATCGCGCGGTAGTGGTCTTCGATCATTGTCCTTTTCGGAATACGTTGATAATGCCAACTAGCCCGAGGGCAGCGGCGATGATGTGATTTTGCAACTCAGGATCAAGCGTTAGGCCGAGGCTGGCGGCGACAAAAATCAGGCCGCGCCAGGTTGATGTTTGGCCTGCATATTCGAGGATGGTGTCAATCAGGTTTTTCATGGTTTTGGTGCTTTAATTTTCGCGACATATAAATCGCTGTTAGAATGGCAGCGACTAGGCCCACGCATGCGGTCGCGAATTGGACGCCTGCGGTGAGGTGCGGAAGGAGAGAGATAAAGAAGCTCGTGGCTGATGTTGTGGTTCCAACGAATCCGACGAAAAAAGGGTGGTCGTTCATAAAAATTAAGGTAGTCCGAGCCCTTGGCCGAGGGTGGATTTGTAGAGGGAATAGATCAATGGCGCGCTTACTGATCCGTTGTAATAGAGTGCAAATGGAATAATTCCTGTTAAAAACACTGCTGGCACTGATACATTTCGGCAAGCAATCAACAGAGGTTCAGTTGCTGTTGGCATGATTCCAGACAGAGTGAGTTGTTGTAATAAATTTTCATTTTTAAAAAAAGATGGGCCTTGACCGCTCAATTTTTGTAAGGCAAGGCTCGCTATTTCGTTAATAGCCATTTGACCTTGATTAGTGGAGCGCGCTGTCGGGTCATTGATTGTTAATGTCGCCCCAGAGTCATTTCTTGTAATCAACAAACTTTGTTGAAGTTGAGTAAAAATGTCACCGAAATCGCCAGATGTTCGTTTTGCCACCGCAAACATTGTTGCGTTATCTTGCGCGCTCGGAGTAAAATTTGTGTTGATGTAGTTGCTTGATGCGCCGTTAAAAGTAACTCCATCCGCCCCCCAAGTCGGCCCGTTTACCAGAGTCCCGTTGTATGTACCCAGCCCTCCCAGCGAGTATGCCGTTGAGCCTGTCCCTGCGTTTTGCGAGCTGCGCAGCGGCCAACACACCATGCTGCTCCAGAGGCCGAGGCGTTTGATAGCCTTGACGAAATGATTTATCTCCGCGCGAGCTGTCGCGCCGCTCGTGTTGATATACGCTCGCGCGTCGGCGTCGAATGATGATGTCAAGAATGGAAATCCTAGAATCATTAGAAAATGTCGCCTGCCAATACCCAGTCATTAGTCGCGAGCTTTGTGAGTGATGCCACGCTGTGCTGGCTCGAGAGATTGCTGGCACCTCCAGCCGCATTAACAGTGACGCCCGCGCCAGCCGTCACAGCAACACCGCTCACTGCGGAGCGATAGAGCAGCACCTGCGAGCCGGTCGGGAATGGCACGGTAGAATTTGGCGGGACGGTAATCGTCATGCCTGTAGTCGCATTGATCAGGCCGTAGGCGTCGGAGAGAGCGAGAGTGTAGGCCGAGACAGCCACTGAATTAATTGGCAGCGAGAACTGGGGAACCGGCGAAAAGGAATCTGCATCGATGAGTTCTTCCGAGACGGTGCATGGGCTTAAAATCACGGTCTCACGGGTGCCGCCATCTGTGATTTCAATTTCGAGATCCAGCTCTACAGATGGGTCGTTCCCAACAAGGTCGCGCAGAGCATACGTTGCAAAATTAACGTCTGCGGTCTTGCCAGGTTTTGCGGTGAGGTTGCTCTGAATTGTTAATGTCGGAAGGTCGGCAAAACTTTTGGCACCTGCAAACGTGATGTCGTAGTACTCGCCTTCAATGCCAGCAACTGTGACACCTCCGGCGCCGATTGAATCAAGCGCGGCTAATGCCGATGCGATGTTTGCAGCCGTTGCGTTGGCAGCGAGTGGGGCTGTCTGCCTCAGAGTTGTGAGCACGCTGCCGGTCGTGGCTGTGCCTGTCAGCGCCGTTCCGCCCGCAGTCACTGATACTGTGAACTGAGTCGGCTGTGGAACGGTTTTTACAAAGTACTGCGTGCCATTAGAAAATCCTGTCAGTGCTGAAAATCCTGTGAGCGTGACAGGTTGGTTGAGCGCGAGACCGTGGTTTGCGGGCGTGATAAAGACGCCCGATGTGACGAGTGAGCCAATCGTTATTGATGCGCTTGGAGTCGTCAGACGGTATGTGCCTGAGAATGGTTTTTGAGAAAACGAGAGCCGTTGAATTTCGTTGTTTGTTTCGGAACCTGTGACTGTGGTTGCGATCGTGGCGGTTACTGCGGTTGAGAGGTTGGTCCAGGTCGATTGATATACTGCTGGAGTAAGCCTGAGTTGTATCTCTTGGACCTCTTTTGCTGTTGCGCTCCCAGCCACTCGCTCACCGATCACAGCCACCGTGTCAGGGATGAGCTGCGAAACATCAGCGGTTATGCTTCCGCGTGTCCCTGCGGTTGCAAAGCGGACCGTGAATTGCTCTGAGAGTTGCCCTGTCACCGTCACTCCGCCAGCGCTTGATATCGCTGAGAGCGCGTTGAGCGCGGTTTGAATCTGACCGGCAGTCACGGCTGCGTCAAGTGCGGTTGTGGTATCTCCGCCAAACGTTAGCGTATATGTTCCGGTCTCTGGCGTGCCTGTGCGCGAGCCTACTCCGAGTTTTACGGTTGCGCTTGATTTATCGACAACCGTGAACGGTGCAGAGAAAACCCCTGTTGCTTTTAAAAAGTATAAATTAAATGATCCTGTATCACCCTTGGTGAATTTGATCGCCCCTGCTGGTGCTAAATTAGTTTCGCTCGTTGCGAGTCGATTGTTGGTGAGGTCGATGAATAAATCGCGCGCCATGTTAAATTGATGGATGTGTCAAATAGTTGCGCGCCGAATCACAACATCCGCTGACCTGATTGGCAGATGATGGATGCGAGACGTCCGCGCGATCTCGTAGTTTTGCTGCAAACTCTAAAGTGTTCTCTCCATTTGCAATGCAACGCATGCACGCGCCTACAAACGGCCTCCCGCCATATAGTCCGAGCGAACAGAGACGGCTGCCGTTGTCGATTCCAAATGGCAATGACTGAAATTCACAGGTCATGATATTATTATTGGGGCGTTGAAGACGTCTGTATATGTCCCGTTCGGCTTGTTTTGATCGCCATCGCGGTATCCTTCGCCAGACGTGTCCACCGACAGTGTCCCTGAAAAAATTTCAAACAATCTGGCTGTCTCTAAAAACCATCCAGGACGCCCAGCGCTTACGCCTGGTGACGATTGATATGTTAATCGAGCAAATGCCAGGGCGCCCTCTCTCTCGGGAGTGTAAGGTTCAGTATATCCAAATTCGTGATAGACGACCTCCCATATACACAGACCTGTTCTTGGCAATGTATATTCGCTGTGATTCGGCCCCCAATCATATGTGTCGTTGAAATTATACTCTGCCTTAAATTGATCGATTACAGCGCCGCCTGCTTCTCTCAGCAGGCAATTTCCAACGGTGCGCGATCTCCCAGTGATTGAATCACTGAGAACCCAAGCGGTCTGAGCAGAATTGATTGCGAGCGATATATCACCTGCTACGTATCCTCTCCCGTTCCTGTTCGCATTCCCTTCATAATAGCTTGGCCAGTTAATAGTCACAGAATCAGGCAGGTCAGTGTCTGGGTATGTATTTGGAGGCGATATTGGTTGAGCTGGGTACAAACAACAACTCGGCTCAGGACAACATGTGCAAGAGACCCGTCCTTCTATTGTGCTGACTTTCCCGTCTCTCGTTTTAATTGTCATGAGCACGCCTCTGTCTCAATCCACGTCATCACGCCATCGACGGACCCTAGCACGTACGTGCCAGTTTCAGGGAGAGCTGGAATTTTAAGAACTCGTTTTAAGTGCCCACCTTGGCCTGTGACATTTTCAATTAGAGTTTCGTCGGCATCTAATGCGGCAAAAACAAAATTGCGCATGAGGTCCGTTGCTTTGATGGAATACGGGTAGTCTGCATTAGTCTGCCCTCTCGGGAGTAAAACTTTTTGCTGAAAATCGACAGGCAAATTCATCTCGCTCTATAAATTATGTTTCCGCTAAATTCGGGCGCAAACCCAACTGTGCATTCTGTGAACAGGCCGAATCCAACAAAATTTGAGGTCTCAATCCCATAGTTTGTTGTAACGCCGCTATAATCGAGCTGTATGCTCGATGGATCCTGAGTGATAATCGTCACAGCCTTCATGGCAATAATGCCATTCTCATTCGGCACATTCAGGAAATTGTAGAACGACGCCAACTCATCATTGTTCAGAACAAAACTCTGGCTGATTTTTTTTGCGATAACATCGTATGTATACACTCCGAACCCAGATGTTCCAATTATCCCGAGACCTGGAACAGGAGTCAGTCCGGCGTTGATGCCAGTATAATAAAATGTCCCGAATGTGAGCCTCTGAGTGTCTGCAAAACTGTTTTGTTGGCCTGTCACGTTTGTCCTCCCGTACGCCGTAACTCGAAACTCAATAAATCCATCTTCGCGCCTCTGCTCTTGAGGGTCTGGAAATATATACAAACCGTCGATTGATGGAGATCCGTCGTCGTTTGGCAGAGTGTTCCCAGCAGCCAATTCCGCGCGATAACGTGCCTCGTCTCCGCTCCGGCACATATAACGGCGCTCTACGCGCACCAACCCGCTCGGGAATGTTTGTACTGAGCGCTCGGGAGAGGAAATTAAATTGCGTGTTCCGTGGTAGGTATATGCCATATTAGTATGCGAGCGCCTGCTGCGGGAGTTTAGGTTCTAT